ATACAACCCCTGAGACAATTCCCATAATTTTTTTCCCAAAAAACCCCCAGAACCAGTTTTCAATTATTAAGGAGAGTTAATGGCTCAAGCAATAGAGTATTCAGCGTCACCGACAGGTGCTGCATTTCACAAGAGTAACAAGTTCATCAGGTGCATGTTGGGACCTGTAGGGAGCGGTAAGAGTGTCACTTGTATAATGGAGATGTTACAGAGGGCTATTCAGCAGGCTCCTTATAACGGCATTAGGAAGAGTCGTCATGCAATTATAAGAAACAGTTATCCCGAATTAAAGACTACGACACTTGCGACATTCAGTGATTGGATACCATTTGCCAAGATCAATTGGCAGCCACCTATTAAGGCATCTATATTTATAAAGGACATAGGTGACGGAACATCATTGGATGCTGAATTTTTATTTTTAGCGTTAGATCGTCCACAAGATTCAAAGAAGTTATTATCTTTAGAGTTGACGACTGCATTTATTAATGAGTGTCGTGAGATACCTAAAGATATATTGGATGTATTAACGGGTCGTGTTGGTCGTTTTCCGTCTGTTAGGGAGGGAGGTGCTACGTGGAGTGGGATTATTATGGATTCCAATCCACCCTCAACGGATTCTTGGATATACAGGATATTTGAGGAGGAGAAGCCTGATGATTGGGTTTTATTTAAGCAGCCCGCAGGTTTATTATTAAAGGGTGTGGATTATGTTCCGAACCCCGATGCTGAGAATATTCAGTACCTTCCTAACGGTCATGAGTATTATATGAGGCAGTTAAGTGGTAAGAGTGCTAATTGGATTAAGAGTTATATCTTGGGGCAATACGCGGACAATATGGATGGTAAGCCTATTTACGCAGAGTGGAATGATGATCTTCATATATCGGAGTCAGAGATTAATCCGATAAGGGGTTTGCCTGTTTATGTGGGGCTAGATTTTGGATTAACTCCTGCTGCTGCGTTTGCTCAGATAACATCAAGAGGTCAGTTAATTGTATTGGATGAGTTAGTTTCTGAGGATATGGGTATTAGATCATTCACAGAGTCATTGATGCAGCCGTTATTAAATACAAAGTATAAGGACTGTCCGTTGGAGGTGTTTGGAGATCCTGCAGGTGTAAAGAGATCTGACACTGATGAGAGAACGGTATTTCAAGAGTTGTTGTCTATGGGGATTTACGCACAACCGACAGAGACTAACTCACCATTAGCGAGATGGGAGGCTGTAAAGTTCTGGTTAAATAAAATGGTAGATGGTAAGCCTGCGATACAGGTAGATGCTAGATGCCACAACTTGCGTAAGGGGTTTAACGGTGGGTATAGGTTTAAAAGGTTGCAGACTTCTGGGGAGAGATACGCAGATAAAGCGGACAAAAACGAATACTCGCATCTTGCAGATGCTTTTCAGTATTTGTGCCAGGGCATTAAGTCAGACAAGCCTAAAAAGCAGATACCAATAGTATCCACTATGATTATTGACTCATCGGTAGGGTATTGATTAATACTTAATAAGTAACATTAACATATGTAATAAACTTCTTGACTTGTATGGTTAAGTTGGTATACTTAATATCTACTATTAGGAAAACAACACAAAAAACAAAGCCTCGCATTAGCGGGGTTTTTTTATGAGCGAGAACTATGGATTATCAAGAAACTGATTTTGAGATGGATGAAGAGGAGGTAGCACTTCAAGAGCGAGTAAGAATGACTGAGTTGTTAGACTTACTTGGATCTCGTCTTCAGTCTAAGGTTGATGAGCAGGTTCGTTTGCGCTCTCAGATTGAGCAGCGTTGGATAGAGGATTTGCGTCAGTATCAAGGCAAGTACAGTCCTGATAAAGAGGAGAATTTAAAGAAGGCGGGATCATCTAAAGTTTTTGCTAATATCACAAGATCTAAAACGAACGCAGCAGAAGCTCGTTTATCTGATATGTTATTTCCGACAGATGATAGGAATTGGGAGATTAGCCCAACCCCTATACCAGAGATGGCAATGGATCTAATGGATGAGACTCCTGTTACTAATGAGATGGGTGAGCAGGTTATGACACCAGAAGGTGCGCCTGTAGAGAAGAGAGATATGGCAGCAGGGATGATTTCGGCAGCCAAAGAGGCATCCGCTGCAATGCAGACAGAGATGGATGACCAGTTAAACGAGGCGCATTTTAATACAACATGCCGCGAGGTTATTCGTGATGCAGTGCGTTTAGGTGTTGGAATCTTAAAGGGACCTGTTGTTGTTGGTAAGACTAAGAAGCGTTGGTCTACTGTAACGGGTGAGATGGGTCAGACAGCACAAGTATTAAGCATTATTAAAGATTTAAAGCCATCCGCTGAGAGAGTTGATCCTTGGGACTTCTTTCCTGATATGTCAGCTCGTAAAGTAGATGAGGCGGAGTTCTTCTTTCAGCGCCACACAATGAACAAGAGGCAGTTAAGGGCGTTGATTGGTCAGCCAGCCTTTATCGAAGAGCAGATCAAATTAGTATTACAAGATAATGACATTCTAAATAACTCTTCATATATTAACGACTTGCGTTCCATTAACGGGTATTCGCAATCAGATAGTAATAACTATGAACTATGGGAGTATCACGGAGAGATCAGTAAAGATGATCTTGAGGCGTGTGGTTGTGAGGTAAGCGATGATCCATTAGAAGTTTATGAAGGTGTTGTTTGGTTCGTTAATGGCAGAGCCGTAAAGGCAGAGATCAATATGATGGAGACAGAAGAGAGACCGTTTTCTGTGTTCTGTTGGGAGGAGGATGAAGGCTCTATCTTTGGCTTTGGCATCCCTTACCTAATGAGAGACGCACAGGCAGCTATCAATGGCGCGTGGAGAATGATACTCGACAACGGTGGGTTATCAGTAGGACCACAAACAATTATCAACAGAGAGCTTGTAGAGCCTGCTGATGGTAACTGGACTGTATCGCCTAAGAAGCTCTGGTATATGACAGATAAGAATCGAAATGTTCATGAAGCATTCGGATCGTTTGACATTAACTCTCACATTAGCGAGTTGAATAGCGTCCTCAGCACAGCCAAGTCATTAGCGGATGAAGAGACAAGTCTCCCTATCATTGCGCAAGGTGAGCAAGGCACATACACAAGAACTGCAACAGGGATGAGTTTACTAATGAACTCTGCCAATGTTGTCATTCGTAGAGCGGTAAAGAACTATGATGACAGTATAACTAAGCCTTTCTTAACAAGGCTTTATGATTGGAATATGCAGTTCAGCAATAAAGAAGAGATTAAAGGAGACTACTTTGTTGATGCTCGTGGCTCTTCCGCACTACTCGCCAAAGAGATTCAAGCACAGAACTTGATTCAGATGCTACAAGTTGCGCCTGCTTATGGTCAGTTCTTTAAGATTCCAGAGTTGTTGCGCAAGACAGTACAGAGTATGCAGTTAGACGCAATCGCGTTAGTTAAAACTGATGAAGAGATAAAGCAAGAGCAAGCGAGTGGTCAACAAGCTCCTAACAAAGATCAGATGCTTATGCAGTTAGAGCAGCAGAAGATGCAGATTGATATGCAGATCAAGCAAGCTGAACTACAGATTGATCAAGCAGAACTAGGATTTAAACATCAACAGTTAGAGAGTGATAGAGAGATGCAGTTAATGGATGCCGCACTTGATAGAGATAAGACTGTTGCACAGATTCAATCTAAGACAGGTCTTGAGCAGATGAAGGCAAGCACAAAGCACGAACTCTTTAATAAAGAGGCAGAGTTGAAGCTTGCAACAGGTCATGGAATTTGATAGATACGAACTCTAATACATGGGAAGAGATTAAGAAGTGGGCGAACAGTCAAGTCGCCTCACTTCGTAACGAACTGGAGGAGAAAGGACTTTCCGAGATAGATACAGAATATCTCCGAGGTCAGGTCTCAGCCATACGAGGGTTGATGAAATTAGGCGCAGATGATGAGTCTGCCCCGATTGTATCAACTGAATATTTTGACTGATTAAGTCAAGTTGACTAGCAGCCCCATCCTAGATGCGGCAAAGGATAGAAGATGAGCAAAGAAACTACTGTCGAGATGACAGAGGAAGACGTATCTTTTGAAGATGAGTTTAATAACTTAGTTGCAGAGGATAGTGAAGAGAGCACTGAAGATATATCGGAAGAGAGTCCAGAAGAGGTTGCAGAAGAGATTGCTGCGATTGAAAAGGATCTTCAGGAAGAGGCAGTAGAGCCTATAGACTCAGACCTAATCAAACAAGAGAGGGATGAGTTACTTCAATACAAGAGAAGTAATGAGGGTCGAGTATCGGCACTTCAACAAAAGATAAACCAGATTCAGCATCAGCGGGCTATCCCTGTACAGACTCATAAACCTCCTGCGGACATAACGCCTGAGAAGTGGACAGAGTTTGAAGGGGAGTATCCTGAGATTGCACAAGCAATGAATGCTCGTATGGGTGCGATGGAAGAGCAGTTCGCACACAAAATGGAACAGCAGGTAGGTCAGGCTGTTGAACCATTACAGCACGCAGAGCGACAAAGATTTTTTCAAGTACAGTATGCCGCACTAGATGCCGCACACAGTGATTGGAAAGAAGTAGTACAAAGCGAGCCTTTTACAAATTGGCTCTCTGTCCAACCGAAGGCAGTTCAGCAGATGAAGACTAGCGAGGACGCAGTGGATGCCTCCTCTTTAATAAGCTATTACAAATCTTCGCAGATGCCCGCAGCAACGGAAGCAGCCCCTCAGTCTGAGGCGCAATCAGAAGTAGCTGATATACAGGCAAAAAGGCAACAACAACTTCAAGGTGCAACAAACATCCCTGCTCGTAGGAGTAGCGGTGGGAATAACGCAATACCAGAAGATGATTATGATGCTGCATTTGCCGCATACGCAAAGCAAGAAGAGATGAAGATCGCACAAAGGCGATAACACTCTTCATATTTTAATAGTCCATTTAAGGAGAAAATACAATGGCTACTACAAA